CGTTCATGGACAACGGGCGTCGGAGCGTCTTGGACTTCAAGACCTCGAAGGCCTACTACCCCGATATGGCTGTACAGATCTCTGCCTACGGGAAGCTCTGGGATGAGCACCACCCGGACGAGCAGATCCAAGACTACCATGTCCTCATCCTCAGCAAGTCCGACGCCTCGTTCACCCACAAGAGCTGGCCGGCGGAGTCGATGGCTCCAGCGTGGGCTGCGTTCGTAGCTGCCCGGCAGCTCTACGACCTGGAGAAGAAGCTGAAATGACACATGACGCAGCCATCGCATTACTGAAGGAGCTGACCGTAAAGCTGCAGCCATTCATCTACTGCTCCAACGGTATACCAGCCACTCCACGACTTACGATCGGAGAGGCAGCAGACCTGCATACAGCATACCGCAAAGCGGTGGCAGCCCTGGAGAATCCGACATGAGTACTCGAACGATATTCAACAGTTATCACAGGAACCTACTCAAGCGTGCGGAAGGTGGGAACCGTAGCGCTGCCATCAAGGCCCACTGCCTCGAGTGCATGTGTGGTGTTCGGAAGGAGGTGGAGGAATGTACCGCTCCGAAGTGCCCGCTCTACCAGTTCCGAAACACCGCGGCGGTGACAGCCCACCGGGCCAGACGAGGCTTGGCGCCAGAGCCCGAGGAGGAGGGCCTAGACCCCTCCTCAGCGACCGCCACGATGTCCTGGCCCAGTCCCGGGGGGTAGACCCCGAAAACCAGGACGCCTTACAGCGTCACGAGGGAGGGTTAATGCGTGGGTACTCAGCGGTCGGGTTGTACCACCCGAAGAACCCGATCAACGTGGGCGGGGTACTCCGGGCTGCACATTGCTTCGGCGCTGCATTCGTGGCCATGGAGGGGCCCCGGTGGGGTAAGTCCGTCAGGCTCGGTGGCATCCCGACCGATGTGCACCGCTATGGCAGAGGCAGCCCGCTAATCACGGTGGATCGGCTGCATGACCTGGTCCCCCACAGCTGCCAAGCAATCGCCATCGAGGTTACGGGGGATGTTCAACTCCACCACTTCGTCCACCCCCACCGGGCGCTGTACATCTTCGGCCCCGAGGACGGCAGCCTTGGAGATGACGTGCTGACGTCATGCCAACACGTGGTGCGGGTGCCGACGATCGGATGCTTGAACCTGGCGGCCACGGTTAACGTGGTCCTCTACGACCGACTAGCGAAACGAGGAGACTCATGAGACCACACCTGTCAGTCCTCTGCTACGGCGGGCTCCACCACGGAGTCGTCGAGGCAATCAACGTCGAACGGGACCGTTCAAGATACGACTGGAGCACCACCTGGGAGCCGCCCGACGCCGCGGTCAACCGGGCCCGTGCTCGTAGTGCCATGAATTTCCTAGCTACCGGGAAGGACGTTATGATCCAGCTCGATCACGACGTGCTCTTCCGGCAGGGTGACCTCGACTACCTGGCACTCGAGGCCTACCAGCGGAGCGCCATCGTCGGCGCCCTTGTCAGCAAGAAGTGCAACGGCCGGGGCTTCGGCGGGAGGCTGCCACCCGGCAAGTGGGAGCTGGCTACCAAGCAGGTCGTTGAGCTGCCGGAGCACTGCTACCTCGGCGGGGCCATGGTCGCCTACAGTAGGGAGGTGTTCATCGCGCTGTCCAACCACGTACCGATGACGGGGCACGGATACCACCCGTTCTTCCACCCGATCCACGTCCTCAACCCCGACAAGTCGATCGGACTCGAGGAGCTGCAAGAGGACTGGGCTATCCAGCGCTACTACCGCGACATGTACAAGCTCGGTAGGGTCTTCGCCAGCCTGTGGCCGGTGACGGGGCACGTCGGGAAGGCAATCTTCACCGCCATCGACGCCCACCCGTACAGCCAGGGAGGTGCATTGTGAAAACCGCACTGATCACAGCAGGCGGCAGGGGTACGCGGTTCAAGGAGGAGAGCGGAGGGATCCGCAAGCAGCTCTGCACCCCCGAGCCTGACGAGAACGACGAGGTCCTGCTGGACAGGATCATCCGGCAGTGCATCGAGCGCGGGATCAAGCCGGTGCTGCTGGTCAACCACAACGACCCCATCGTCGAGCACAACTTCGTCCAGTCGGTGGAGATCAAGGAGGACCACGAGGGATGCAAGTCCTGGGTCGAGTCGCTGAACGCATCGCAAGACCTGTGGCCTGACGAGGGCTGCCTGCTGGTCCTGCTCGGTGACGTCTGGTACTCCGACGACCTGTTCGACCGCATGGAAGCCCTCGCCGATCAGGAAGTGATCCGGTTCTTCGGGAGGCAGAGCGGTAGCGGGCTGACTGGTAGCGGGGCTGGCGAGGTGTGGTCTATCACCTGCGCACAGCAGAAGTATCAGCTACTGCGCGACGGGATGGAGGAGGCGCTCGACGATGCGCTCGCAGATCCCGTAGGCCCTGGGCGTCCGTCATGGATGGTCGGCTCTCCATGGCAAGTCTACCGCTCCATCGTCGGGGTCCCGCTCAACGTCCACGCCATCGGATTTTGCCCGACGTGGGTGGAGTGGGAGGACTGGACCGAGGACTTCGACGAGTGGGAGCAACTCGTCACCTGGCGCAAGCAACGGGCGCGGCGCTGGGTAGGGGGTGAGGGATGAGACTTGACATCGTGCAGTACAGCTACGGTGGCAGGATGAGGTCCTTGGAGGACTACCGGGACCTGATCCATGCACATCTCATCTCGGCTGGCATCGAGAGCACCATCTACCGTCACGGCTGGCCCGACAAGGGGGTGCCGCTGTTCATGGGCTGGGACCGCAGCCAGGACAAGCAGATCACGAAGCCACGCATCGTGGTGATCTCCGAGGTCATCGGGGACGACAGGCTCTTCGGTCGGCAGTGCGAGCGCGCCGAGGCGATGGACTGGTGGCGTGAGCAGGCTGCCATCTGGACCCCGTTCGAGAGCAACTACTGGCAGCTGGCGGCGGAGGGCATCCAGTCAATACACGCTCCGATCGAGTACCATCCGGTGTGGGAGAGGTACGAGCAGCAGGCCAAGAAGCCCGTGGATTTTTTCTTCGTCGGAGCGATGAGCCCACGTCGCGCGCTCATCCTTGGGCAGCTGGAGAGGTACGGCAAGCATGTAGAGAACTCAGGCAACGGGATGTGGGGCAAGCATCGAGACCGCATCGCTGCGATGTCCAAGGTCCTGCCCTACCCCCTCTTCTACGACTACGACATGTTCAACCCGATGAGGTGTGGGTACCTGCTCAGCAACGGCAGCCTGTCGGTGATCGAGGACTCTGAGATGTACCGGAAGATGTGGCCTGGGTGCCCCGTGCCGTCGGCGCGCTACGAGGACCTAGTGGACCTGCTCATGACGACGGTCGAGCTGTCCGACGACGAGCGTGATGCGCAGGCTGCTGCTGCTGCGAAGTGGTGGCGGAACCGCGTCACAGTCAGCATCGAGAAGGCTGTCAAGGGCGCGCTGGACATGCTGGGCACACGCTATGCGGACTGGGGCTTCTGATGACCAAGGTACTCCACGGGTCGGTCCGGGTGATCGAGGAGCTGGTGCGGGAGATGGGGGCGGAGAAGGTGCTCCTGGTGACGGGGCTGGACGCACGGGTGGGCCTGGACATCCCGGTGGACTGTCACTTCCAGGTTGCTCCCAACCCACCAGCCAGCCTCGTCAAGCGTGGCAAGATCGAGACGCACTATGATGCTGTGGTCGGCGTCGGTGGTGGGAGTGCGATGGATGTTGCGAAGCTCCTGCATCGCGACACGAACGTCCCGCTCATCGTCGCCCCTACCACCGCCGGCTCCGGGGCGGAGATGACCCCGTTCGCCACGGTCTACCGAGACGGCGTGAAGGAGTCCGTGGCTTGCGAGGAGGCCGACTACGCCGTTCTGGACCCCGAGCTGACCATGACCATGCCGCAGGAGGTCGCGGCTGCGAGCGGGCTTGACGCGCTCTGCCAGGGCATCGAGTCGCTCTGGTCGATCCAGAGCACGGCGGAGTCGAGGTGCTACAGCCGGGAGTGCATCGGGTTGTGCGTGGAGAACCTCATCATGTCGGTCCGACGCCCCGACACCGACTTCCGGCGAGCCATGATGCACGCTGCCAACCTGTCCGGCCGAGCCATCGCCATCGCCGGCACCACGCTGGCCCACGGGATGAGCTACCAATGGACCGCGGAGCACGGCATCCCGCACGGTCTCGCGGTCGCCTGGTACCTCGACGGGGTGCTGAACTGGAACATGCAGGTAAAGGAGACCGACTGCGCAGACCCACGTGGCGTGCAGTGGGTGCAGGAGAGGTGCACCGAGGTCTGCTCCATGCTCGGTGCACCACTGGACTTCCATGCTCGGGAGGATCACCCTCCCATCTGGAATATCTGCGATAGACTTGGGGTGCTCGCAGCTGACTTCCCTGCCGGCTGCCGGGAGTACTCCGACGCCGACCCTGCCCGAGCAGCCAACAACCCACGGAGGCCGCCGTGCAAGACTCCTTGAACGACTACGAGCGCCTGTTCCTTGCGGGGCAGAAGCCCTACCTTGATGCCTACATGCTGGGCCAGCCCTTCCCTCCATACGAGGTGGAGATCCAGATGTCTAGCAGCTGCAACCTTGACTGTTCGTGGTGCATCGGGAAGCGGCTGAGCACCCTCAAGCTGCCAAACAAGATCAACGTCGGGAACATATCGTTGATCACAAGGGGGTTGATCGACTGCGAGATAGGGGGGCTCGGTATCTCCCGGGTGAAGTTCTCCGGGTTCGTCGGAGAGCCGCTGATGAAGAAGTACGCAACGCTGCTGGCCATGCGAGACCTGACCAAGGCAGGGCTCGAAGTGGGCCTGTTCACGAACGGCACGCTGATGGACGGGGAGACCTGGGACGTGCTGTCACGCATCGAGTACGTGCATGTCAGCCAGTACTCCATGCAGGCACTGGACAACATCTCCGGGCTCAATGACATCAGGAACAACCGGGGCAGCAAGCTCAAGATCAACGTGGGGTATGTGGTGGTACCGGACAAGCCGCTCGAAGTCTACGAGTGCGCCAGGCTGGCCAAGATGGCTGGGGCCGACTCGCTCCGGGTGAAGTTTGACATCGCCAGCCCACCACCGGATGGGACCGGGGAGCTGGTTGAGATATGCAGAGTAAGGGACGCCCTCCAGGACGAGAAGTTCAAGATCTGGGTCGTCCACAGGGAGACCCACGAGTGGCGGTCGGAGGATGGCTGCCGCTTCCAACACTTCCTGGGCACTATCGGGTCGGACGGGGGGGTTTACCTCTGCGACCACCACACGTCACCGTCGGGTGGTTGGATCGGTGATGCTCTGGCGGCATCGTTCCAGCAGATATGGATTCGAGGGTACCGGCCGGAGTGCCGGGTTCCTACATGCCCGCCATACGGTGCAGCGATCAACCACTTCCTGGCACGGCGATGCGCCGCTTCAACCTGAGACACATCAGTGGCCGCGTAGCGGCCGAGGGGGTCTGCTGCGACGACGGGGCCTACGTCGTGAGGTGGACCGGTATGCAAGCCGTGGCCTTCTTCGCTTCCAGGTGGGAATTTAACAGAGCGAAGCTCAACTACGACATGGAGTGGATAGATGATTTGCAGCAAGCTCCCGTTTGTGACGGTGACGAGCACGCCGAGGTCAACGACGTTTCAAAGGAAGGTTGACCGGGTCTACCTGCACATCACCGGCAGGCAGACGTTCCGGAACGCCGAACGCCGAGGCGAGGACGTACTGGACCGGCTGGGTCGGATCTTGTTCGAGAGGCCCGGCAGCGATGTGTTCAGCACCTACAGCATGGACCCGTGGGGCAACGTCAGGTGCCACGGCAGTGAGGATATGCGCTCCTGGGCGCAGGGCTACCGGAAGGGCACCTACCGTAAGATCATGGACAAGCGCATGCCACCGCCGCGCTGGTGGACCGAGGCGTGGGCCGACGTCGACCTGAACATGGGGCTAGCTGAGAAGTCATTCTATGACCCCGTGACCTTCGACCACCCGCTAGACCTGCTGCCCCATGGCGCGAAGTCACCGAACCACAACAGCGTCTCCATCGAGTTCGTGCAGTGGGGTGGTCAGTTCCTGCTGACCGAGGCGCAGTACGTCAACGGCTACAAGCTCGTGCTGGACATCTGCACCCGGCACGGCATCCCGCACAACAGGGTCGGGGTGCTCGGGCACGAGGACGTGTGCCCTTGGTGGCGTGACGATGCGGGTGGAGGTTGGGACCCCGGCGCCCACAGGGTGACGCCGAGGTTCAGCTGGGAGGCGATGCTGCTAGGTACGGCGAAGTCGCGGGATAGTAGCCTGGTCCACTTCATCCCCTGCAGGACCTAGCGCTCCTCGTAGTGCACTACCATCTTGTGCGCCGGAATCGCCAGGCCACCCGCTCCGGTCTTCGTAACCTGGTACGCCATCACACCGCCAGCATCCAAGTCCACGCTTGCCGCCGTCAGCGTCAGCGCGTAGGGGATGCCCGCAGCCATGTTGCCGTTGGCCAGCGTCGCGTTGGTGCTGACGGTGCCGACGTTGGTCAGCGCTCCGCCAGCCCCGGCAGCGGTCTGGAGGAAGTAGTCGCAGAAGTTGGTTGCGTTCTGAACCCCGGCATCACTGGGCACCAGGTGGGCGCTCTTGATGGTGATATTGGTCCGGGCCTTCCAGAAGTAGGTGGTCGCCGTGGCCGCTGCTCCGTTGCTCTCCAGGGCCAGCTGGGGGCCCTCTACGCAGCCCTGGAACATCCGGAGCAGGTCCGTGCTGTAGCTACCGTCCGCCGGGTCCGGGCCGATGAAGAGCTGCTTGAGCCATCTCTGTACAGTGTTGACGAGTGCCATTTTTATCTCGAGCCCTTGCGAGGCTGCTACTTATCAGACGCTGCGGCCTCCACAGCGGCCCGGGACGCCCGAGCGTTTTCAAGCTTCTCATTGAGGACCCGGAGTTCTTCCAGGGCCTCGATCGCCATGTCTATCTGAGCCGTGGTGTACATCTCCGGCTCCGCTGCAACCTTATCGATGGCTTCCTTCGCTAGCACCAGGAGCTTCCATATCAAGTCTAGCATCATTGGACTCCCATCGAGTCGGCCAGTGCCATAAGTGCCCGATACTCTGTCACGACCTTGAGCACCACCGCAAGCACCTTGTCCCTGAAGGTCCCTGGCACCTTCGCCACAGCCGCCGCTTCGACTAGCGCGCGCGCCGCATTGAGGGCTCGATAGACCATCGTCAGGGCAGAGTTGAACTTCGCCCGGTCCGCGTGGCAGGCTTTCAGGGACGCGCAGGCGGGCGGGGCGACCTCGCACTGTGCGGCCACCTTCATGCACCGGGAGTGGTACACGTAGCTGCTGACGTGCCTTGTAGCGTCAGCCCCAGCATGCATCCCGATCAACGTCCGCTTCGAGGTCGTCAACCAGTTGCCACAGCCGGCCGTGCAGAGCGCTAGTACCAGAGCACAGAGCTTCATTTCTGACCCCCCTTGATCGCCCCTGCCGTGGCGAGCCCGCCCGTTCCTAGTAGCGTCGCGCCGATCAGGCGTACTTCCTCGCTCGGTCCGAACAGCATGATCAACGTTCCACAGATCAACGTGAGCGAGGCGAGAACCACGTTAGGCCAGCGGGACTTCATGTTGTTCGCAGTAGCCATAGCAGCAGTGTGCCTCCTGTAGCAGCCGCAGCCGAGAGGGCCAGGGTCAAGGCGAATGAACGGAACGTCTCCATCTGAGTCCTCCTATCCGATTAGCTGCGCGTAGTGAGCAGCGACAAGGGTGTCTTGGTCGTGGGATGCTAGCCAGCCAGCGGCTGCTCTCCAGATGCCGAGGAAGGCGAAGGTGCCAGTGATGGCAGCGCCACCAGCCTGGTTGGCGCCAATGACAAGGTCAGAAGCGTCGCCCAGGGTGCCGCGGTTGGCATTCCCTGCTGCAGTGTGCACCGCACTGTTAAGGTAAGTCCGCGACTTAGCGCCATTGTCATAAACGAAATCAACGACGATCCAGGCGCCGTTGATGTAGCCGTCTGCCTCGTAGATTACTGCCTGAGTCCCCCCGCAGTGGATGAACATGTAGTCGCTTGGAGCATGGTACTGGTGCATTGAGAACCCGGCCGCAGCCACTCGCTTGCTGATGATGTACCGAAGCCCGCTGAGGCTGGTGTCCACCTTCCAAATCAGCTTGAGCCAGATATCGTCATCTCCGAAGGCCCAATATGTCTGGTCGCCTGTGTGCCTGTATGTGTCGGCCTGATAACTAGGGTTGGAGTTGATTGTCACTCCCTCATTGACACCGTCGGCGTACTCGTACAGGCCTTCGACCCCTGTGGTGGGTGCATCGCCCGGAGTTTGGTCCCAATACGTCAGGTCCTCGCCGTAGTCAGCAGCAGGCCAGCCGGCGAGGGTGGCGTCGGCGCCGTAGTATCGAGCATAAGGCGTCACCCCCAGGATGGTCTCGGGGATGCCACCCTCGAACGGCGGAGCTGCTGCGGCAGCACTACCACGCTGGTACCCCTGCCCCGGACCTTTCCTGTACCCCCCGTTCTGCCGAGGCACCCGGTAGCCCTGCTCACCGTAGACCCGGTAGCTCACGGCAGTTCAGCCCCGTCCTCGGCCTCGAGCCAGCCGAGGCACTGGATGCGCCGCGAGTCCAGAGCGGCAACCTCCGCAGCTGCGATGGCGTCTGCCACCTTCGTGATCATCGTCCGGAGCTGGGTCAGCGCGCTGCCGCTGTCAACGTCCGTGATCATGCCCCATGTCTTCGGCTTGAACTGCACCCTGACGCCCTTGGGCAGCGAGGCGGCTGCAGCCGTGGCGTCGTCGGGCACGTCGGTCAGCCTGAAGCGCGCGCGGAACGTTGCCACCCTCACCGTTCCGATCAACCCAGGCGGGTCTTCCTCGTCGTAGTGCTCCTGCTCCCGGTAGCCCCACTCTTCCGCCTTTGCAATCTTACCAACGCTTTCCTTCAGCCTCTCGAGGATGTCTCCCAGTACGCTCATGTCACTTGCTCCATGCGATGCGGACCGCAACGACGGTCGCTGTGGTTCCAGAGATTTCTGCGACCCTGCAGCCGAGGCGCGCGTAGGCCGGCCCGACCTCGAGTTGTTCGGCGTGATTCATGTCGGCCCCGGTCTCCGCCATCTGCGTCAAGGTCGCGATGCGATACCAGGTGTCTAGCACGGTCACGTACCCATACACCCAGATGGTGGCGGTTCCATCGCCGCTAGCCCGGGTGAACTCCACCGCGATGTGGGCGCGCAGGCCAATGGGGATGTTCTGCGTGGGCTTGGCGACGCCGTGGGCCGAGGTGGTCGGCGCTGCGGTGACGGCGGTCTTGTCCGCGCAGCCGGGATCCTCCGTGAACACGACCTCGTCCGCACGGTCCCTGACCAACGTCACCCGCTCGTAGGTTGTCTCGTCAACTAGTACGTCACTCATTCGATCACCCTATCAGGTCGTTGTAGTGCTGCAGGACGAGGCTGTCCTGGTCCGCAGACGTCAGCCATCCGGCGCCCTGCCACCTCGCGTAGTAGGCGATGCTGCCATTGGTTGGTGCTGCGTATGGGTCGGACCGGGCCAAGATAGCCATGTCGATATTTGGGACACAGGGCAGGACGGCCGGCGAACTGACACTGGTCGTCTGCTTCGCCCGCCCGTTGAGGTATATCCGCGCAGAGCCGGAGTGGTCGAAGACGATGTCGATGACGTACCAGGTGCCAGCAACCAGGGCCCCGGTCGCAAGCGCAACGGAGTTGATCCCGACTATACGCAGCTCAACTCCGGTCGGGAGCATGACGTACTCCCAGTACTCGTTGGCGTCCTCGCGCTGACTGATAAGGAGCGTGGTCTCCGAGACGTACTGGAGGATCAGCTTATCCCAGAAGTCGTCGGTCCCGGGCTGACCATAGGTCGGGTCGCCAGTGCGCTCATAGCACTTCCCGGCGTTGCCCTTCACTGAATCATCAGCCCCCGGCGCGGTGAAGGCCGAACCGTTGTTGTAGGTCGGGGCGCTGCCGGCCGACACCAGCGACAAATCGGATCCGTAGTCAGCTGCGGCCCAGCCACCTGCGCCAGCGTCCTTTGCGTGGTAGCGCATCGTCGGGGCCTTCCCTCGGATGAGGGTAGGGAGCACCGGGGTGGCGTCCTGCGGGGTAAACCCACGGTTGCCAACATCGTACCCCGGGAGCCCGACGTTGAACCCACGGTTGCCCCTGGTATACCCCCGCATTGTCAGCTGATCCCGGTGTAGAGGTTCGCTGAAGCGCCAGTGCCACTGATCGCAGAGAGCTGGAGGTAGATCCGCTGGTAGGCGGCGCCGACCTCGAGCTGCTGCGCGTGGGTGAAGTCCGCTCCGGTGACGGTCATCTCGTCGAACGTCTCCAGGAGAGTCCAGAAGCCGGTCAGGGTCTCGACCCCGGCCGGGGTGTGCGTCGAGGGCACATACCCGTAGGCCTTCAGGGTCACGGCGGCGTCGCCGGAGGTCCGGGTCACCTGCGCGATGAACTGCACCTTGATCCCGGTGTCGACCGGACCCGTCAAGATACCTTGCGTTGACAGTGTCGGGGCTGCGGTGGCGGAGGTTTTCGCCATGTCCTGCTGGTAGAATTTGGCCCGGCGGTTGACTTGTTGAACGTTCACTCTTTCCTCAAGCCCTTGCGGGGCCGGTGCTCATCCTCGTAGCGTATCCGCTACGCCTTCTTCCCGCCATAGAGCCCAGACTGCGCACTGATCCGGTCAAGCGGACTTGCGCCTGTCGGGAACTTGGAACTCTTCGGACTGGGTGGGGCCTCTTCTGCCCCTGCTCCGTAGAGCTGAGCTGAGGCTACAGCGATACTGGCCGCCCTCATGGGGTCGAGACCGTTCTTGATGTGGTTCTTCACCGCCCAAGGGAGCTTCTTGTCTTCGTCTAGCATGCGCTGCCACTCGTCCATGAGCAGATCATGGTGGCGTGGGAAGTATCTTGCAAGGACCTCCTGGTCCTCGGCGGTCCACTGCATCTGCTCTGCGCGCTTGACGATGGTGCGGGGGTCGCGCAGCGCAGCGTCCAGTCTGGTGAACTTGGCGCGCGCGCCGTACCCGCCCTCGGCCGCCTCGGGGGCTGCCTGCTGGTACTGGATAAGGCGCTGCGTCTGGAAGTCCGCGAGCTGCTCCACCGTCGCTGGCTCCAGTTCTGCCGCGGTGTAGCCTGCAACCACGTCAGCGCGGAACGCCACCGGGTCGGTGTCCTTCACGGCGTCGTCGATGTCCTCTATCTCCGCCTGGCTCATGACCTTGGTGGTGACCCTCGACCCGGTCTTGGCAGAGCCGATGGCGGCGCGTGTAATGAGCCTGCCGCTACGACGGATGGTGCCGCCGGCCAGTCGGCGCACGAACCCTGAGAGGAGCATCCTGCCGCCCAGCCCTACAGCGCCGCCGAGCAGGATACTCTCGGTAGCAACCCCGGCTACCAGCCCTGCCGCACCGGACAGGGCCTTGAGAGACCCACCGGACTTTTGGAACGACTGTTGCCGTAGTTGCTGCACTGCGCTGTCGGCCTCCTTTGTGGCCTTGTCGATTAGCCATGGCGGTCGCTTCGCCTTCGGAATCCAGCCACCGAGACGGGACATCAGGGCGGTCTTCGACGCAGTGTCCTCCATTCCGACCACGGCGGCCTTCTGGATCTTACCCATCAAGGCCAGGGACTCATCATCCATCAGCTTGCCGAGTGCGCGGCTGTCCGCCCGCAGGGTCCTTGCCAGCTTCGCGGCGCTGGCGATGGGGACCACGCTTTCGATCTCACCCATCTGCCCGCGTAGCTTGGCCAGCCTGGCTTCCAGACTCGCCGCCTTTCCCACGTCGGTGCCAGCCTTGACGAGAGCACGCCGCTCCGCTCGCAGCGCCACTAGCATCTGCTCTGCCTTGCTTGGGCCCTCAAGCGCGCGCGACACCTTCGGTTCGGCGGGAGGCTTGATCGCACGCTCTGCCCTGGGCACTGCGGACATCACCGCCTCGCGCTGCTTTTGCAGCTTCTTCAGGTGCGAGGACGTCTTCTCCCGAAGCTTGGGGAGCAAGTGCTTCCACAGTGGCGGGTAACTTTTCAGCTCGATACCGAGGCGCTTGGCGATCGCGGCGCGGCGGACGGCATACCACGTCTTCGGCTTGCTCCCAGACTTAGGACCGCTGGCCTTCTGGAGCACATCCACCGCGCCATCATCACCGAGCGCCTTCCTGATCTGGCTGTCCAGCTGCTTGATCTCGGACTTCTGCGCCTCCGTCGGGGCCGCTGGGCCCTTCTTCGGGGCGACCGTGGGCCCCGTCGCGACAGGCCCGCGTGCGGCCTTCAGTTGCGCTCGCTTCGCCATTACCTTGCTGAGCAAGAACCTGTGAGCCGCACCCCACTGGGCGGGGACGTCGTCAGGCGTAAGCCCTAGCCGTTTCAGCATGGCCGGGCGGCGGGCCATGAGCAGCCCCACCTCCCTCTCGCCGCCGCCCCTCGCCGCCGAGAGATGACCGAGGTCGGTACCGAGGTCGCGGTATGCCTTGCCAAGCCCGGCACGACCGGCCGCCGGCACCGCTGCCTTGCGAGCAACGCCGATGTCCGTTGTCAGCTTGGCGATCTGCTTGTCCAGGGCTGACAGCTTCTGCGCGCCGCCCCTGGAGGCCTCTAGCTCCTTCTGCAGTGGACCGATTCTCTTTTGCAGTCTGCCCAGCGTGGCCATGGCGGCATCGGTATCCGCGGCCTTGCTCAGCGCCTGCGCCTTCCGAGCAGCGCCCCGGCCCGCTATCTTTCGGCCCGCCGTTACGATTCCGTGCCCAGCGAGCGAGAGAGCGCCACTGAGAGCAGCACCGTAGGCCGCATGCTTGGCAATGTCTGTCCCGCTGTAGTCCCCGGTGATGGCGCCTTTGCTGACGGCAGACCCGGCGCCCATCCCGGCGCCCTCCGTGAGCCCCCTGGCAACGAACTGGGCGCCCCTGCCTCGACCAAGCCCCGCAGCCGCCTTCGCACCTAGACCGCCTAGACGGGCCAGCGGGGCGCCTGGGATGGCTGCTGAGAGGACGGAGCCGGCAACGTCCGAGATGCCGAACTTGACCGGGTGGGCCTTCTGCAGTCGCCGAATGTGGTCTCGCTTGCTCGGGTCGAGCCCGGTTGCGATGGCTGTGGAGAGGCCCATCGTCGCGCCGCCGAGCCCGCCGTACACGATGGCTTCCAGGTCCTTGTCTTCGTACTCCTTGGAGAGTTCGTACTCGCGGTGGTCGTCAGGGGTGACCCCGACAAGCCCGATATCCGCCGCGTCCTGCAGCTGCGCCTTGGTGACCCAGAACCGCTCGCCGGTCTCCGGGTCCTTCATGGAGACGCGGCCCTTGGCGTCGGTGAATGCCTGGACGGGTGCCATTACTGGGCCGCTAGCCTTCCTTTGACTCTTGCCTTCCTGTCTTTCTTGGCCATCTTCACGTGTCGCATGACTGCCTGCTGACGAAGCTGTTTCTCCGTGGACAGGTACGTCTTTTCGAGCGCATTGCGTGCCCCGCTGCCGATGCGGTCCATCTCGCCCAGGCGTCGCAGCATGCTGCCCTTCTCAAGCATCGGAGCCAGCCAGGAGTTCGCCCCGATGCGGTCGAAGGTCTTAACATCGTCTTGCCGGATCGGACCAGAGTCCTTCATGTACTTCCGGTTGTGGAGCGCCAGCATACGGAAGTCGTTCATGAGGTCCCGGCCCTCCGAGTTGATATCGATCTTCGCCCACAGCATGGGCGTCGCCTTGGCATGCTTGAGCCTCACCAGCTTCCGCCGGATCCTTGCGGTGGCCTGCTTGGCGAGGTCGAAACTCATAACTCCCTCGCGGTACTTCTTCGAGGAGTCCGCGTTCATCCCGCCCTCGCCCTTGCCCTTGCCCTTGCCTGTCCCACCGCCGATGACTGCCTGGCGCTGCTTGGTGACCTTGGTAACCTTGGGCCGCGCTTCCGCCTTGGCCTTGATGGCGGACTCTCTTATCTCGTCGGCCTTGCGGTACCCCGCGATGGTCCCGGCCATGGTCTTGGACTTGACGGCAAACCGGTACATATGCAGCTGGGCAATCTCGCTTGCCCCATCCTTGATGTTCTTCTGGTGCTCCTCATACCTCTTCCAGAGCTTGTCCGCCTGGGCGCGTGACAAGTTCACACCCTGCAGCGACTTGGCCATGTTCGCCTTCTGCGAAGAGATGTCCCGGTCAATCGCCATGTTCAGGAGCTTCATGGAGTTGTCTTTGATCTTGCCCTGGGACAGCCCCTCGGCAAAGCCGCCGAGACCGGCGGCGATGACGTGTAGGACCTTGGCGAACGTGGGCATTTCACGGACGTACTTGTCGGGGTCGATGTTCCGCTTCAGGAAGGAGGCGGTGGCCTTCTTGAGGTGCGCCTGCGCGCCGAGTGCTTCTGTTTGCGCGTAGTGGTCCCCCTGCCTCGCCTTCTGCTGGAACCGTTTGGCTGTGGTCGTCACATCAAGGAGCTTGTCCAGCTTCGCACCGTGGGCAGCGAAGGACCTGGTGGAGGCCAGCTCGCGCCGCATGCCACCGTACCGCGATGCTTCCAGGTGCGCCGCCTCCTTCGGGGTCACTCGTGACAGCTCGCTCTTCGTGGTGGTGTTGGTCAGGGTGCCGATGCGTGCAGGCGTGTCAGGCGTGTCAGGCGTGCCGAGCAGGTAGGGCGGGATCTCCGTTGGGCCTTGGGGCCGGGCCGGCAGTGTGGGCGTGGTCGGCACCCGCGGCGGCGCAGGACCAATCCCCGGGTTCGTATCCTCCGGCTGTCTCATCTGCAGCTGGTGCGTCTGCAGGGCGCCAGCTATGGCCTCCTGTACCATGTTCGGGAACGGCAGAACATCCGGTCCACCAGTCGGCGTGCTGCCGATGGCCTTGGCTAGCAGTTCCGGGAACGGGAGTGGACGCTGCGTTATGTCACCGTTGGCCATGTCAGCCCCTCCCCTTCTTCATGCTGTCGATGCGGTTGTTCAGGTGTCCCAGTGCGGCCAGCATGATCGGCCCGAGCTTCTTCGGGTCGTAGTCAACCGTCTTCATATTGTCAGGTCCAGTGCCCACCAGCCCCCGCCCGACGCTACTCTTCTCCAAGTCCTGCGCCATCACGCCAGTGTGGCGACCTTCACCGTGCTTCGCCTGGTCGATGTAGTCGTACTGGTACGGCTCCAGGTCGTCTACGAACTCGCCCATGGGGGCGCTGGCTCCCTGGTGGATACCTATCGGCGGCGGAGGGCTCTCGGTGCGCTGCATGGCCTGGAGGACCTCGGGGGGCACTGGCGCCGCGCCACCGTGACCATAGACGGCCGTGTCAGGCTGCGTGGGGTCTACCGGTGGTGGGGCCGGCTGAGACGGGAGTGCAGGCCGTTCCATCGACGGAGCCGGCGGGGTGGTCGGCCGAAAGGATGGCTGCTCCTGGAGCTGCCTTGCGCCGGTCAGCGGTGCCACCGAGACGAACGCGTTCTGCATCGCCCCTGCGATGTCTGCCTCCGTGGCCCCGCCTGGCTTGTCTGCCGCCGGAGCACCGAGCGGCGTGAGGCTCTTCAGGAAGGCCTCCATGTCGGCCGGCTCCTTGTTCTTCTTGCCGCGCTCGTCTGAGTCGTCGACGAAGGACGTATCACCCGGGTAGGCGCTGCCCCCTCCGCTGTCCCCGCCGCCCGCCATACCACCACCCATCTTGGCCAAGTTGGCAAACCCACCTGTCACGGCACCCACTATCTTCTCGGTCTTCGCGCCGCTCGCCGCCTCATCCGCCGCATGCGCCCGAGATCCGCTCAGGCGATGTACTGACGCCCGGTAGCGGTTGTTCTCGCGCTGCTGCTCCCAGGCACGGAAGGCCTTGTTGCGCTGCATCTTCTCCTGAACCCCGAGCTGCTGGTAGCCAAGCCCGATGCCCATCTTCCCGACTATCCCGGCGGTCTGGCGTCCGAGGTCCTGCTGCTCTGCGCCCATGAGGCCGAGGTCCTGCCCGCGCTGCCCCTGGAGGGCTCCCATGTATGCCTGCCGAGATCCCAGCATGCCCTGCTGGTACGCCTGCTGCGCTCCCAGGACGCCTCTCTGGTAGCCCTGAGCGCCTTGCATCCGGATGCCCTGGTACTGCCCCCCTGCCTGCGCGGCCTCCTGGGCGCCCAGTGCGGCGGTCGTAGCGGCTCCCTGCTGGCCTAGCTCCGACATGGCACCGATTGCGGCGCGTCGGGTTGCGGGGTCGTAACCACCCCTGCCGCTGGCTGCCTGGCTGGCAATCTGGCCGGCGAGTTGATCCCTCTGAGCTGCGGCGACTTTCTCGGACACAAGGTTCTGACCCATGGCCCGGTCGTGCATCGTCTGGGCGATATCGCCCTCTCCACGGGCGAACTGTCCGAGGTACTCATTGCCCCCGCCGCCCAGCGCGCTCTCCCTGAGCAGCTCATTGCCCCCACCACCACGGGCACTCTCGCCAAGGAGCCCCATGCCTAGCCCAGCCTCCTCGCGGCCCTGCTGCTGCTGCGCTCTGGCAGCGTCGAAGGCTGTCGTATCGCCCAGCGACTGCCCCATGGCCTCGCCGTACATCTTATCGCCAAAGGCTCCGGCCCCGGACTCCATGTCCCAGGGCGATGACGGCTGCTCCCGGTAGGTGGTGGCGCCCATCTTGGCCCGCTGCGCTGCCTGGTGCATTTCCTCTTCCCAGTCGCCACTCGCCGGAGCGCCACCTGGGCCTACCGGCCCCATCCCATATCTCTGGCTCGCGTCCAGGGGGGCCTCGGGTAGCTGGCCACCGATCTGGGTACCACTGCCCTGGTAGCCGCCGTCATCACCACCCACGTAGCTACCTAGTGGGGCGTCGTAACCGCTGCTGCCGCTGCTACCACCCATGCCACCAGGCGCACTGCCAGGGATCCAGTTTCCGTTTGCGTCGAATGCCATCAGCTAGCCCTCGTCAATCCAACCTTCTCGGCGCCGTGCTCCGGCGATACCAAGAAGGCCATTGCTGTCAAACTGAACCCTGCCCCGACGCTGTCCTCGTCCGAGATCTGCAGCCTCACAGCGCTTGCCTTGGTGCGCGACAGCGTGACCCAGATGGCAAACGTCTTGTCGGCCCGGTCGCTATCGCTGTCCATCGAGTAGTGCTCAGCGATGTCCGCCCACTTACTGTCAAGCAGGTCCGCCGAGGTCGTGTCGTAGGTCTCGTTGTCCGTCCAGAGCGTTTCCCGGTTGTAGGCCACCTTGACCCGGAGGGTGTGCCCGGCGCGGGCCTGGCCGATGAGCAGGACACGCTTCACCCTGCCCCAGCCGCCGAGCCCAGCGAAGGACAGCGTGCCCGTCTCGACGGTCTGCTTGATGTCCGAGGTACCGTCCAGGGCTGTCGAGCGAGCCAGGGCGCGCACCGTGGAAGGCACCGTGGCGACTGCGCGCTTGGACATCCAGGCTAGATCCTTGACGTCGGACGAGAAGTAGACCTCGTCCATGTCGTACTCTTCGCCCTGGGTCCACATCACGTAGTTGCCAGCCTCCCAGTTGTAGCCGGCGAGATAGGCCAAGACGCCACCACCCTGGATGCTGTTGCGGTCGACGTGCAACGTCTCGAGCGCGCCGTCCAGGTAGACCTTGCCGACCGCGCCGTCGAACGTATAGCCAACATAGTGCCAGACGTTCCGGGTCACCGTCGTAGTGCCTTCGAAGTACGTCTGGCTGCCCTCTCCTACCTCCGAGATCTGCATGGAGGCGCGCATCTGGCTGTCGACGTAGACGAAGCCGCCCTGGAGCGTGAAGCTCGTGGAGCCCTTCTTCTTCCCGAAGAACCATGTGGGATAGTTGTTGGAGCCCTTGAGGCGGATCCACCCTGCGATGGTGAACGTCAGCGGCACCACCGAGGCATCGTGCGCCCTCGTCCAGAAGATAGCTCCGGCGGTAGTGACCGCCCTGGCCCCGCCGATCTTGCCGGTGATGGGGGCGGCAGTCTTGGGGTTGCCTGTGGCCACTCCGGTCCAGCCGTTGTCCGTGGCGTCGATCAGGTCGTCTCCCGCCCCCGTTTCATCGCATCGATACAGTACAATCGTGCTGGCGTCCACCGGGGCCTCGCCTGCCGATTCGCTGTTCTTGAGGTAGTAGACCCCGTTGCAGTAGCACCCGGAGACCGCCCCATGGTCGCTGTACGTCGACCAGAGGTTGTATCGGTAGTTGTAGATCAACGCGGTGCCTTCGCTCGAGAGCCAGATGATCGAGCTTTCCGGCGGGGAGACGAAGGCGGCGGTGATGGTCAGGGCGTCCACCTCGGTCAGGTGTCGGACCGACTGTCCGATGTAGACCGGGTTGGCGTCGTGGCCGATGGCGAACAGGCCGTCTGGTCCCATGAAGGCGAGGCCGCCGGGGAAGTGCACCAGCGTCCTGGGCTCCGAGCACCCGATGGTCGAGCTGAGCAGGTACGGCTTGGTGAATCCGCCTGTGATGGCTCTGTCGTCCAGTGGGGCGCCCTGTAGGGCGTAGACGCTGTGCTCCTTGAAGATGAGCAGCCGGTTGTCGAGGACCGCCAAGGCGTAGATGCGCCCGCCCTCGTGCGTGCAGTCGACGCGCAGCACGTCCGAGAAGGCGAGTCCTGCCCCCTTGATGAACTCCTTGGAGTAGAAGATGGTGGTGCTCTCGCGCTCGCGGTCGACGTAGAACAGCCGGTTTTGCCAGACCGTCGAGACCCTGTATGGATGCGGAGGCGTGTGCTCCAGAACCCCGCCGGTCGTGTAGAGGGTGCGCTGGGCGGCGGCGGAAATCTCGCTCGGGTCCTGGCGGTCAACCGTACTGAGGGTGTCGTCGCTTGGGGTGTTAGTGACCTGCACGGTCACCCTGTCCGCCGACTTATCGTTGTCCGCCGAGCCGCACCGGTACCAGATGGAACCGTTGTCTACCGTGCGCCAGATGATGATCTGGATCGGGTCGTCCGCTGTCCCCTTGTTGGAGAGTCCGAGGGTGGGGACTGCGACGTCGATGTCCTTGGCGGTCTCGGTGGGGATCGAGATGTTAGGACTCGGCGCGCTCTCGTGGCGCACGCCCTCGACGTAGTACTCGTAGGTTGCCTTGAACCCGTAAGTGCCAGCCGGCAGGCTCGTACCGCTGCCGTGCTCCGTCGCAGTGACGCCCTCCGGGTAGGTCAGAAAGCCCTGCTCTGCAACTGCCAGCCCGCCGCTGAACTGCTGTGGCAGTCCGGAGCCAATTGCAAGGGCGCTGAGGGTCTCTGCTGTGTCCAGGGTGTCCGGGTCGGCCGAGATGGAGAGCTTGGCGATGCCCTCAATGTCCGCGTCCGAGGTGTGGTGAAGCGACAGTCCGCATGCGGACAGCCACTGATCGGTGGCGACAGTGTGGACGTTGCTTACACCGTAGGCGAACCACCCGGCGCGCGTCGGAAGGATCGAAGCCGTGACCAGTCCGATGTCGGACGTGCTCTCTCCGGTCGTGATGGCGTAAATGGACTGCTGCACTGAGACGGGGGCGGACGAGTGCCCGATGAAGGTGACTAGGAACTGGGCATCGCCAAACGTCGGCTCGAAGAGCTTGGAGGCGATCAGGATATCCTGTCGGAAGTTGACCGGCGTGCCCGTGCCGCCGAACGCGGGGGTGGCGGTGTTCAGGTCGTCCTGCTCAATGAAGGGGTGCCCGGACCCTCCGGTGTAGTCGACGAACACCCGCGCCGTCGTGTCGCTTGTGGCATACCCGATCAGAGAGAGCGGGAGCCCATGGGCGGCCGGATCCCACTCCTTGAACGTGGTTGTAGAGAAGTCGCCCAGGGCGTCCGCGTCGAAGCCCAGAGCGTAGACCCCATCATTACTTCCACCGTTGGTGTCGTGGTAGAGCACGGAGAAGACGGTATTGGACTGCCTGAAGCAGCCCACCCGCTGGCAGGCCGTCGCAGTGATCGGGGTGGCTTCGGCGACGGCCTCGGCCTCGGTGACAGTGATCACCTGCATGTCGTTTCCGACGTTGGCGTAGCAGATACCGGCGATGTCGGAGTCCGCGCCGAAGACGCACACGTCGAGAAAGCGATTGTCTGCGTCAAAGTCAGACGAACCGGCGAGGCCTGCCGTGACGGTCTCGGAGGCCACTGCGCCATCCGAGCCCACGGTGCGGTAGCACAGCTCGTCGGAGTTGTTGCAGTAGAAGATGAAGATGGTGGAGCCCAGGATAACGGGAACCGCGCGCTGCTCTACCTCGGTACTGGTGCTGGCTGCGACGATGTCCTCGGTGTCCAGCACAGCGCCGGTCAAGCGGCTGTACGTGACGGCGCGGAGCGCGACCTCCACAGTTGCCCAGTCAGTGACGATCAAGAACGTCACGCAGACGACATCGTCCAACTGCACGATTCCGGGCGAGTAGGCACGTCCGCCGGCTGCGGCTGCCAGCTCCTCCACTCCGACGTCCATCAGCGGCAGGTGGCCAGCCTTATTGAAGTCGCCAGCAGTAGCGCTCGAGAGGTCCGGGGTGTAGAGCCCGTCAACGCCGAGCAGGTGCGGCTTGTCCTTGTATGGCACCAGGAACTTATTGTTGTCGTAGGCGCCCGTCAGCGACGCCAGGCCCTTGCGCTTCTCTATCGTCCCCTTGCGTGGGAAGTAGCCGTTCTCTACCTTCAGCATCCCGCGCTGTACAATCTTCGGGTCCGTGCCGAGGTCAAGCCCTGCGATGGGGACCGGGATCAACCTGTCGTTGGGTCCTACAGCCATTAGACGTCAATCCTAACCGCGCTCATCGTGACATCGCCGAGTACGACATTGTTGCCCGCCGTCTCGTTCCACACCCACAGCTCCAACGTGTCGTCCACCGCCAGCGCCACCAGGCCAGACATGGAGATGGACCCGGTCTTGTTCGCTGTCTGGAATGACCGGTGGGCGTGGATGTTCTGCAGCTCCGTCGCCCCGTTGTTCTTCCAGACCCCCACGCCCACCTCCTGGTTGGCCGATGCGCTCCAGCAGGTGATGCTCACCGTGACGAGATAGGTCCCAGCCACCTCGATCGCAATGTCCGAGCCGTCCAGGCTGGGCGTCGCGTCACGGCTTGGCTCGAGGACGTCAAGCTCGATGTACTGAACCTTGTTGTCCTTCCCACTCGATGCGATGACCGTTGCGTCGGCGTTATCGAAGGCGTAGAGCCCGGCATGTGCCCCGACGAATGGAGCCCTGGTCGTGTCCGTGCCGTCGTCGTCGATGGTCACCTTCGGGTTGCCGAGAGCGATGAACCAGTCGCGCTCCCCGATCGAAACGAGCCGGGTCACCGACCACCCGCCACGGACTGTCGCAACGCCAGCAATGCCGTCGATCTTCACGCCAGGCGGCGGGACAATCTGCAGCTCGTTGACCGTCGTCGAGGCGATCACGGCGCTCAGGCCCTTCCCGATGTCCTCGCGCTTCAGGCTCGGAAGAAAGACCTTGAGGGCTCCAGCGGTCGGGTCCATCAGGAGGCAGTCGTTCAGGATGGCCTGCTGGTCGCTGACGAACGCGCCCTGCGGTAGACCGAGAGGGCGGTCGACCAGGAGTGCCATCTCCGTCGCCATCTCGTCCATGGCGCGCTCGACGGCCTGCGCGCTCTCGGTGCGCTCCAGGCGCCGCCTTGTGTCCCGCCGGTTCACTCAGTCCCACCGCCTGCAGCGGCGGAAGCGTCCACCACGGTACACGTCGGTCCTGACCTTGGGCTGGCCCTGGTCGACCTCGGCGAGGCCCATGATCGAGCCGAGCTTGCGGTCCCGTTTCTTCTCCCAGCGGTCGGCCGAGTGGATAGAGCCCTCCTTGTGGGCGCACTTGACCAGGCAGTCGAGGACCACCCACTCGGTCCACTTGTTCACCGAGTCCCAGGTGTCTCCATTGGCCGACAGCGCCACCGGTACCGGGATGAAGATCAACCGGACGTTGGCGGACCAGGTCGGCTCGGGGAGCAGGTAGAGGTACCCGCCGCGCACTTCGTAGCGAGCGTCGACCTTCTCCGTCCTCAGCTCGTAGTCGTTGCGCTCCTCGAAGTTGTACCGGGACAGGTTCGACCACCCGGTTGCGGAGCGGGAGTCTGCCACCTCGACGCCGAGGAGCTGGTAGAACGTCGCTGCGTAGGTGGAGACCAGGTAGCTACCCGTTCCGCTGACCACGGGGATGTTGCTTGAGACAGACCGGTACCGGCTCGGGTCGAGCTTCAGTAGCTCATCGTACAGCTCTGCAATCGAGTCGTTGACGTACCCGGTCAGCTCGGTGTCGGTCACGAAGGGGTCGAGAAACTCCCCCCTGGTCCGCACCGCGGTGCGCAGGGTCAGCAGCGTCACGTTGCTAGCCACGGTTCGACCCCGCTCGGACCAGGTCGCGCAGGATGCGGCCTAGCTTCTTTGCGTCCTTTGCCGTCAGCGCGTCCATCACGTCCTGCCCCATGTCGGATAGCTTGGCGTCCTCGTCTCCGGACATCTTCTCCTTGACCTTGCCGAGAGCGATGAGGACCGCTGGAGACGGTTGCTGCTTCTGTGCTGGCTCTGCCATGCGGGCCTCCTGGATGGTCCCGGGCAGGCTGCCCTGCCCGGGGGTTAGAGGTTTACGAAAGCGTGATGCGGCAGTGTCCGCAGGGCATGTTGGTGTAGAGCTGAGCGAAGGATTCGACTCGAACCTCCACGCCAGCCGCGTTGCTGATGCGCTGGACCCGCATCCCGTCATCCTCGAAGATGTCGACGACAGGACCCATGCTGAGCAGACAGAGCTTGTCCATCGTCAGCAGCCAGACGATCGTATCCTGGCAGAAGGTCGCGGCGACCACCTCGATCAAGCCCTTGGGGCCGTAGACCGCCAGCGAGGTGTATCCCGCCTTGGCGCTCCCGCTCTCCTTGTCCCGCTCAGCCTTGCCACCCATCTGGATGTTGAGCTTGCGGAAGTTGTCGAAGGACAGGTATGCGCGGTTGGGGATGGCGTTGCCCATGCGACCGAGCAGCGCCGCACCCTCGTAGATCGAACCCGCGATGTCCGACGTGGAGCCGGTGGTGTAGAGACCCTGGAGGCGGGTGTCCTCGGACCTGTCGACGCCGAAGAAGGCCGTCGCCCCAGCCACGGCAGCCGGGATCCAGTCCTCGAGCCCGTAGATCTTCTTCTTGTCGGATGCGGCAACGTAGTCGCCCTTGTTGAAGACCAGGTCAGCTGCGGCCGTGCTGGTCGGGGTTGCGTCGATGACAAACGAGCCGACCACCCGGTTCACGCTGGTCACCTTCGCGCTGGTCCCGCTCTGGCGCGGGGTTGCCGTGGCGCTCGCAGCGAACACCAGGTGCTGGTTCTTCCCGATCGCGGCAATCTCTGCCGGCTTGGACAGCGTGATGGTGGTGCCGGAGACACCCCCCGTTCCGATCGTAGCGATGGCGCCCGAGCTGGAACGGAAGAGGTTGGCCTCTACATCGTTGGCCACCTGGTTGACCTTGGCGTCGATGGTGTGCTGCAGGCCCTTCACGAAAGCGCCACGGTTCGAGCGCGCCTTCTTCATGGCCTTGCTGGTGATGCGGGCTACTCCATAGTTCTCGCCCACGTCGATCTGGAACTGCCCCAGCTCGGTCGCTTCGAGAGTCGACTGGGCGACGTCGAAGAGAGCCGAACGGCCTCCCTGCTCCCCCCAGAAGATCGGGACGGCAAGCAGGTCACCCTCGAAGGATTCGTCCTTCTTGAGGTCTGCGGTGAGTGGGCGGCTCGAGGGGTCATGGACGACCTCGGTCAGCCCTGGACCGTCGTAAAGTTCCTTGACGATCGCGTCGAGTGAAGAAACGGTAACAGTCATGTCAGCCTCCGAGACAACTCGGGGCTGGCGCGTCAGGTAGGGTTGCTAGTTCTCGGAGGCTTGCTAGTCGGAGGGCGCCTGCCCTGTCTGTGCTCTACTCTACCAGAGCCATTGCGCGCTTCACGCGCTCCTCACGGCTCAGGGGTTTATCGTCGGGGGTCGGTGTGTCTCCCGCCCCTCTCGATCCAATGGTTTTAGATTCTCCGTTTGATTCTGTCGCTCTCGGCGCCCGCGCTGCTGGCTTCTCCGGCGGGGTATCGCTGAAGAGGGCGTCATAACGCCCTCGGCGCGTAGTCTCCCTCTCTTTGATCGATTGTTCAACCGCATTCAGCACTCGATCCAGTTCCGGCTCCGCCTGTTCGATCTCCCAGAGCTGCTTAAAGGTATGGATGACCTCATTATAGCTCCCCTCGGACCTCCCTGTCTCCAGAAACGGCCAGGGGTTGGCTGCGTCCCCATCCTGAGCTGCAGCGATGCGCTGGTCGATGACCCGGTAGGCGGTGTTGGTGTCAGCCTGCTGGCGCTCCTGATGGCGGGCGCTCTTCAGCTCGTTGAGTTCCTTTCGGATCTCGGCGACGTATACCGGTTCCTCCTCGTCCGACTCTGCCGGGACCTCCTCCTCGGCCGGGGTGTCACGAGAGAACAGCTCCTCGTACAGTTGGTCGGCGCTGTACTCACCGATACCCTTGGCCTTTCCGGCGGCCTCCATCTGGCGCATGCGCCGGTTCTGCTCGTTGATCGTAGCCCACAGCTCGGTCTTGGACTTGCCCTCGGCTGGATCTGCGTCCGCATCGGGAGCAGCCGGGGTCGCATCGGCCGGCTTTGCCCCTTCGGCCTCCAGTGGCTCCTCGCCAGCCTCCAGCAGGTGGACAGCATCGATGGCTGCCTGCGTGCGGTCCGCGCGGGTCGGTGCTGCCGTTGTCGGGTCACTTGTCGGGTCACTTGTCGGGTCACTTGTCGGGTCAGTCGGGTCACTTGTCGGTTGACTTGTCGGTTCGTCGGCCATCGCTAATCCTCCTACGCCATCGGCGGCGCGTCAGGTGGCATCATCTCAGGGCCTCCGGCGGGCCCAGGAGGCACCGGAGCACCGGGGCCAGGCATCGGCGCCCCGCCTGCCTCGGGGCCGGGAGCGGGCGGCGGGGGCGGCTGTACCGGCGGGTTCAGGAGTAGATCTGCACTGTCCATCCAGTCGTGGAGCATCCCGATGCGCTCCGGCTCCACCTCTTCGATCACTGCGCGGCACAGGTACCCATGCGCAATCCTCAAGCCAACGTCCAGCCCCATTCTCGGCATCGGCTCCATGACCTCGCCGTCCTTCAGGATGTCCTCGAAGATCTTCTGGAAGGCGTCCCTCGGAGCGTTCTTCAGCCTGTTGGCCTTGTCCAGGTCGGGCATGTCCAGCAGCTCGCGGCCCTCATCCTTGTCGATCAGCTCGCGCTCGTGCATCCGGATTACCTGCTCCACGCGCCCCGCCGTCGAGGTTGCCAGCGAGGAACTCGGCTTGACCATCAGCTGGAACTGGTTGTCCTTGAGCGAGACGTCGCTGAACTTCAACCTCCGGATGAAGTCGGAGCCCGGAGCCCGCACCGACCAGTTGCCGACCCGGCGCCCCGCTCGGATCATAAGCTTCCACATGTCGACGTGGGACTCTTCCCAGGTCCTGCCCTGCGGGCTGAAGCGCTGCGTCTCGCTATCGAGGAACGTCATGATGGCGAGCCCGGAGGCCTTGTCCATGCCCTTCGGAAGCTGCGAGCCGGCGGACAGCTGGCTGATACCGGTCAGCTCGAAGGCCCGCTGGTAGAGCTGCTCGAGGTACTGGAACACCTGCGGGTGGACGGCCGGCGGGGTCTCGATCGACGGCTTCTCCCCGGCGTAGTCGATGAACTTGAACCACTCGTTGGTGAGCATGTCCCGGTCTTGGATCTTGCTCCCGAGCGGGACCAGCCCGAACGTCACGGCCATGATGTCCATGTTCGCGCCGATCTTCAGGATGGTCTTGTTGATCTCAGCCTGGATCCCACGCAACTCATGCCCCAGCCCCAGCCCATGCCAGCCGATCAGATCATTGTTCCAACGCATGACCGAGAAGGGGGCGGTCGGGTCCTTCCACTCCTCATCGAATACCGTGACGTGGCTCGTGCAGATGACGTGGCGGCCCTTCTCGCTCCCCATCGGCATGTGCCAGCCTTCGTAGACCGTCACCAGATCACGGTCCAGCCGGGAGCCCGTCTGAGCCACCTTGGACTCCGGGCCCCCCGATGCTTCGATCTTCTGGCGCATCATCCCGAGCGCCTTCGTCTGCAGCCCGTCGCCGAACTCGGCCAGCAGCCTGGTCCGCGAATAGTGCTCTATCTGGTAGACGGACTCCGGCTCCCCGAAGAGCGCGGCCTGGTCGTCCACGACAATGCGGGAAGGGTGCGTCAGCTCAACCCGGACCTCCCCCATCGAGGGATAGACCTTGAGGAACCCGAGGCCATAGAGCGTCGCGTCGCGCTGCTGCAGCCGCTTCTTCCGGAACGTCTGCTGCTGCTCGCAGGCGCCAATGAGGAATTGCTCAAAGTCGCGCGCCTTCTCCTGCAGCCTCTCCGGGCTGTTGGTGGTCAGCAGGTCCGGGGACGGCTGGTGCAGCGTCAGCTTCGCCGTGATGGTGTCGGTGCAAGCCCTGGTGACGTTGTAGGTGGCCTCCCGGTCGTCACCCTCCCTCGCGCTGAGGTGCCCTGAGCGCCACTCTCCCGGCTCGAAGCCCGGGACGGTGCCTTGGTCCAGATAGGCGCCCGCGTAGCGCTCGTAGGCCCGGTAGCGCCAGCTCTGGTCCTCCTTGATCTTGTCCACGGTCCGCTTCAAGCCGTTGTGAGCGTGGAACTTCTTCTCTTCGTGCCAAAACTTCTGTTCCGCCATCAGCGCTCTCCCGCCCAGGACCGGTTCTGCCGCTTCATGCGCGAGACCTTGATCTTACGCATGCGCGCGGCCTCCTCCGCCCACGCCTCTGGCGTGTTGGGGGCCGGATTCTCCACGGGCTCCTTGTATAGGTGTTTCGCCGTATAGCGGCGTCCATACAGGCAGCAGTCGCTGATATGCCTGGGGGTCCCCTCTTCCTTCTCGCCGGTCACGGGGTCGACTATCCACAAGTGCGTCATCCACTGCTCGGCGATTGGGCTCTTCTCCGGATGCGGGCTGATCTCCGTGCCGTCCTCCAGGACCTCGGTCACGCCCTGACGGTAGAAGATCTTCAGCAGGCCGATGGAGGCGTCGGTGTTGGTCAGCTCTATCTCGCCCCGCTTGTCCGCCTTGTCGACATTGATGATCGGAATCCCGTGGACGTTCCGAAGCTCCTGCACGATTGCCTTCGCCGTGCCGCTTGAGTCCGCCACGATGAGCAGATTGGGGTACTTGGCCTGGAAGCGCTGGATGGTCTCCAGTATCTGTGGCTCGGTTATCGCCTTGTCCGGGTGCGCCTGGACAAGCAGCTCCCGGTGGGTCTCCCCCTCGAGGAAGATCAGCCAAGGGTGCTGCTCCTGGTTCCAGCACTGGACGACGAAGGCGATCGTATCGCCCCAGTCGATCGTCAGGATGTACTGGTCGTCGACATGGGGCTTCCACTCGGTTAGGTGGTTGAGCGCCGGCCGGAGCTTGACCACCTGCTTGCGCGTGTCGACTGCCAGCTCGCCGTAGTACTCCCGGCGCACCCAAGGCTCGGTGTCGGTGTCCACCCCCGCACGTTGCAGTAGCGCGATGTCCTCGTGGTGCTGCACGGCCGTCGCTGGGTTCTCGAAGGCCGTTCCGGTCACGGTCACCCACTGCGGATGCTCCCCGTTCTGGACCTCGAGGAAATAGCCGACCGGAAACTCTGGCGGCGTGCCCGTCATGAAAATCCGACCGCGCCGGTCTCCAACGCCAGGCATCACCCACTGCACAAGCCGCTCCAGATCTGAGTACCAGTCCTGACCCTCGTCGAAGAGCACCAGATCCCACTTCGAGCCCTTGACTCTCCGATGCTTCTTGGGCCTGTCTAAGCCCACAATCTTGATGACGCCGCGACCCGCTGGCCAACGGGCTGCCATCTCGACGCTGTTTAGCTTGCAGTTCCAACCGTACTTCTCCTTGAGGTCCTCAATGAGCGGCCAAGCAATCTCCTTGGCATCGACGGCCTGCTGGTAGCAACAGAGCACCCGGAAGCCCGGGATGGTCTCGCAGTGATGTCCTGCGTAACGCAGAAACCCCTCGGTCTTCCCAAAGCGCCGGGGGGACCGCAGGTTGACGAACTTGGCGAGTGCTCCAGTTCCATCTCTTGCCCAAAGGAATCGATCCTGCCCTTCGTGGCAGTCGTCCAGTATCTTCCGTTTAGCCCCTCGCCGGAGCGCCTCTCTTGTCAGCTGTTCCAGGTCGCTCATCTTCGTCGAAGACGGCGCCTGAGACGTTGCTCATCGGCACCCAGAGCCGCCGCCCTGGCGGCCAGTGCGGGTGTGTCACGTTGCACCCGTCGGGGAGGTCGAACCGAACAATGAACCCCTTGCGGGTGTCGATCAGCTTCTCCTCGACGCAGGGGACAATCTCCTTGACCTTCAGGAAGAGCAACGCCTCGGCACCTAGTTGTGCTTCTTGCCCATGTTGGCAATGTCGCCCGGCGTTGCGGCCTTGATGCGCGCGGTCTCCTTCTCCTTCAGCGGTCCCCAGATCAGAATGTCCTCGAGCCGCACCCGCGCCTCCACCGTCTGGTTGCCACGCTCCCAAGTCGCCACCAGGTGTGTCTTCTGACCAGCTCGATCCTCCTGCACTGAGATGAACTGCATGACGTGGCTGTTCCACCTCGGGCTCGCCGCCATCGACGCTTCGATCCTCTGCTGGTTCGTCGCCTTCGCGTCCAACTGCGGGGGAGGCGGGAACCACATCGCTGGACACGCCGTCTCCCGAAACACAACCACAATCGTCGTCCCCTTTTCTACCGCGTACTGACTTGCCATTGTCGCTTCTCCCTTTCCTCAGCCACAGGAACGCCGTGCCGTAAACAAGCACGAGCGATGCGGCCGAGATGATGAGGGCCAGCTGGTAGCTCATGGCTGGGCCTCCGCCTTGTGACGCCAGGACTCCTCGCACAGGTAGTGCGACTGGTACTCGAGACGCCAACGGTCACGGTGGTGCAAGATTGCGCAGGTGCGCGTTGTAAACTCGATGGGCTTGGTGCCCAAGTCGTCGAAAACGTGTCTCAGCAGCCGTGTAGCCACAGCCCCACGCCGAAAGTCCATCTTGACGTAGATCCAATACAGCACCCGGGGCCGCCCAGTCACCAGATAGCCGTAGATCTGATCAGGGTCCCTCGGGTCGCACGCCACCATCACACGAGTGCGCTTCAGCAACCGCTCAATGAGGGCATGCTGCCCAGCCGCGTGCCAGTTGGTGTCAAGCTTCGAGAACGGGCGCTGACGCGACTGGCATTCAATCCAATGCGAGTAGATCACCGGCTCGTCGGCAGGCACGGATGGGCGGATGTCGATGGGGAGGCCGATCATGCCGCCTTCACCCTCTCATGCACCAGCATCAGGTACTCCGGCAGCGCTGCCACCAGCTTCTCCGCCAGCTCCTGGGGGTGCATCTTCATCAGTTCCCCGCCCGGTGCTGCCAGGTCCTCAGCGTGCTTCGCATCCAGGACCTCCTGCTTCGACAAGATCACCAGGGCCTGTTTCACCTGCGAACTGACGGCTGCCGCCTTCTTGTCACTGATCTTGCCAGCCGTCAGGTTGTTGATCGCCCAATTCGAGGCCTCCCTGCACTGCGCGATGCTGTCGAGCGTCGTAGGGCGCTCTCCCAACGTCCCAGGAGCTTCGCCAGCGCGCGCTGCCTTGGCATCCATCATCCCGCGCGACGTCGCCCCGGGGTCCAGATGGCTGCTGCAGCGCGGCGGGTCCGTCCCCCCGACCGCCCAGCCCTTGCAGGGCCTGCCGGAGGTCTTGGAGATGTCACCGCATCGGACGCCCTGGCTCACGTGGGCCTAGCTCTCGCTGATGGTCTGCAGAACGAAGTGAAGGAAGAAAAACCCGTTAGCCGGGTCCTCAAGGCTCCCGCCGTCGCCGTTCCAGAACTCGATGTCGATGTGGGGGTCGCTCTCGGTCGTCGAGCTGTCGTTCTCGATCGAGCCGCTCAGGTCCTCGGCGTTGCAGCTGCCGTAGATCAGCCCACCGAGGAACGCGTCGTCCAGGGTGATCTTGTACTTGCCAGTGGCGGCCTTCGCAGCGTCGGACGTAATGCCACGCCCCGCGATGGCAGTGATTTCCCCCGACACGACCGTCATCTTCGCATAGATGTGGACGATCTCGGGGTAGTACCCCTGCTCTTTGCCTTGGTACCGGGTATATGGCGCGCTCATTGTGTGCCTCCGTTGTGTCATTGTGCCACGTTCGGCACGAGTTGGCACATCTAACGGCACAGAGGGGCCGGTTGTCAAGCTAAGAGGGCCGAGTTGTCGGCATTAGGGGACGGGTGGGCCGCGAGAGCGGCTTTTAGCGTGATGTTGGGCGTAAGTGACCCAGCCAGCCCCCAGAGAGTCCCTTTGTTGGCAGAGGGTGACGCGCCATGTTCCAACTGGAACGCGCCATGTTCCAACTGAGCAATTCCGGGCCGTTCAGAACCGGAAACCGGTTTTCGGCTCCGGTTTTCGGTTCTGGTACCCAATTAAAGGGTGGGATGGCCGCCCCACCCTTCCATACAACCGTTAGTTGGCGTCACACACCGTCATATATGTATTCTCGACGTCATATATGCATTCTCGACGCTGTTGTGGCACTTTTGGCACGGTCTATGACCCCTGGGTCCCCGAAATGGGGTTCTAGTGTAAGAAAACGAG